TGCAAAAGCTGGTGTTCCCTCTCCCATGTATGATCCAAGTATATTGTATTGAAAATACTCTGTAGCCTCTTCATTACTCATCCCATCAGCCTCTAACAATTCTATTATTTTATTTGTATCATATAGTATAATCGTTTCATTAAAACCAAACCTTTCAACCACCCCTATTATAGCGTCATCAAGTCCATCTGCAAATAAGGTTTTTTCTGATGCTATTCCTTCTACTAATTGCCTTATTGGGAATGGATCTTTATTTTTACTCATAGTTTTTTGTTTTTTATTTTTCCTATATAACACAAATCTATTGTCTTTACTTTTGTAAACAAATCTTTTGCCCCTGGCCTAGTTGCTAACTCGTAAAAATCCCAACCCTTTACTTTATCTATACACTTGTCGTGAACCATCTCTTGCAAATCTTCTTTTTTTACCTCGATCCAGTAATCCTCAGTTTCAAAAGCAAATCCATCTGCATCACCATACAACCAACCCTTCTTCCCTAATACATTTTTAAATTCTACAAAATGTATATTCTCGTCATTTTTTTTAATAGCTTTTACGTCTATCTTTATTTCATTTATTTTTAAATCCCAATGTTCATTACAATCCTCTTCTTCTGTGGGTAGAGATACATTTTTATATAGTTTAGCGTACTCTTTTTCAGCACGTTTACCTCTAGCCATATCCTTTGCTTTCTTATGCGAACTCTTGTATCTCATGGAACTTAGTTAACTCCCTCTGAAATCTCAATCCTAGAACGCCTGTTCCAATATTCCTTCCTTTAGCAAATATAATTTCTGCTAAACCATCTGTGCTATTGCCTTTTTCATCCTGCGTTATACCATAATACTCTGGCCTATAAACTAAGACCACTACATCTGCAGCTTGTTCTATCTCTCCTGACTCCCTTAAATCTGCTATTGTTGGTCTGCTCTCTGCTCTTTGACCAACTCCCCTATTTAATTGAGATAATGCGATGATAGTTATATTAAGTTCTTTAGCTATATTTTTCAATGCTCTAGCTACCTCAGAAACTTCCTGCTCTCTACTCCTCCCTTTTTTGTCGTTAGATACTAGTTGTAGGTAGTCAACCATAAATAACTTAACCTTCTTGGTTATAACATATTGTCTTATCCTGTTAAGAAGGTATTTAAGAGAGGAGGAGGAGCACTCATCAACATACAGGGGAACTCTTTCTATTCTTCCAACGCTTTCATGTATTTTGCTTAACTCTGATTGATCCAAAGTCCCTTTCATTATCCACTTATTATCTATTCCTGTATCAGAAGATATTAATCTACTTAATAACTGTTGAGAACTCATCTCATAAGAAAATAAGCACGTTGGAGTTTTGCCATAGAACGCACTATTAAAAGCAAAGGCTAAGGCAAGAGAGGTTTTACCCATAGAACTAGCACCCCCAATGATGACTAGATCAGTCTCTTGCCAACCTCCTGTAAATTTATCAACACTTTCAAAGCCTGTTGTTATTCCATTTAAACCTTTATTGTTTATTTTATGCTCAATGCTTTTTAACAATCCACCTAATTGTTCTGATACATTAACTATTCCATCTTTTGAAATATTACCTATCTTTCCAACCTCTCCCTCAACATATTCTAATATGTGAAATATATCATCGTCATTAGACAGCATCTCTGATATTCTAACATTTAACTCAAGCAACTGTTCTTTCTTCTTTCTTTCATTCAATATGAGTATACAGGTTAAAGCTTGTGTTTGAAGATAAGATTCTTCGTTAACCATTGTTGCTAGATCATAAGATAGGTTTTCACCTTTCTTTGATATAGTATCTACTAAACTAAGTAAGTCTATTTTTTTATCGTTCTCTAACTCCTCTGATATGTATTTATATATCCTTCTGTTTTTAGAATCCTCAAATAATTCACTACTTAAAAGAGAGTGATTATTATAATACTCCTGAGGGTTATTTATTATCTTACCCAACAATGTTCTTTCTATTTGACTATTATCTGCTGACATCTGTAAATTTTGGTGTTACATATTTAATACTGCTTTCATTTGATTTACCTATAACTTCATTTCTCCAAGCCTTTTGATATATCCAAGTGCTTGGGTTTTTTCTATATTGTTTATCAGGTGTAGATTTTACATATAATTCTACCATCTTCAAAGCATCTTTCATATCTGATATAGATAGCTTTTTCCACTTCTTTAAACAATCGTCTCTGTTTATCTTTTTATCATACCTATCCCAAAAGTCATTAAACATATCCATCTTCTCTGACATTATCTTCTCACTTGGTCTAATTATTGCACTATCCATTGTTGCATCTTTAAAAGAAATGGCTATCCTGTCAAAAACATTTTTAGCAAATCCTTCAGATGGGTAAACTTCTTCGTGCTTTCTAGAAGATATGTAAAAAGTTATCTTCTTTCCATCTAGGTAGTATTGATCTATTTTATTACTCTCTATAAAAGAGTCTGTGTTTATTTTTATTAACATATAATTAAGTTATGGTTATTATAGGGGATGCTATGACACACCCCCCATAAAGAACAAATAAAAAATTAAAATGGTAAATCATCCTTTGTTGCTGATGCTGTCTCCTTTTGAGGTTCAGGCTTAAAATCATTGATCTTAACATAGTGTGTTTTACCATATTCATTAGCACCATCTTTATTGGCACCAATAGTTAAGTTAACATACTTCTTTCCCTCGTAAGTATAAACGTGTTCTCCAATCTTATCTAAGTGTAGAGTCATGTTTATAATTGAGCCACCATCATTAAATGTGACCTCCTTTCCATTTCCACAAAAAATTGCTTCTTTCTTTTCCATAATAAAAATTTTAATTAGTTAATAGTTATATAAATAAATTATTGTACGCCCACGTGTCATCAACATTCATCATCTCTGAGATTAATCTAATCTCTTGTGCTGAGAATGTATCAGGAGAACCTAATCTCTTTGATATTGTTGGTCTGGACACGCCAACATATTCTGCTAACTCCATTTGTGTAATTTTCCTTGCTCTTAATTCGTTTTTTAGTTTCATGATTTAATAATTTTAAAGTATTGATTCAACATAGTAGTCATTAATTTCTCTTTCTTGTTTAATAAAGTATTCGTTATATACAGATAGAAGACTTTTATATTTACCCCTACCTTGGTTTGTAAATTCATCTCCACACATATATATCCCAACATCAAATGGTTCTGTTTTTTCTATAACTATAAACCAAAACTCATCTGCCTCAAAACCATCCATATAAAATGCTGATTGTCTGTCGTAGCCATATTTATAGCAAGAACCCATGAAAGACCTTTGTGTATGGTCTTGTGTTGTTTTAATGTCCACAAGTATTTTTCTTCCATTTTCATCCTTAATATAATCTGTCTTTCCTTTACAATAAACACCAGTGTCTTCATCAACCCAACAATTAACAATCTCTGCTTTACCATTAGATAGTAGGTTAACAACTCTTGGTATAGAATATAGTTTCTCTCTCATTTTAATTAGAGACCTTTCTTCTCCTTTTGTTATTATTGTCTTGTCATTATTAGATAACTTAAACTCATCCCAAACCTTACCCCTTCTTGTTCCATCGTAAGATATTACTTGCTCTTTATATTTTTCTGGCTCCAAGATATTTTGATGGAATGCTCTACCAAATAGCAAGGCGTTGGTATCATCTTGTCCCCATTTTCTATAATGTTCTAGTTTAGCAGGAGAATGCGATAGCTTACCCAACTGAGAATTGGTGATAAAATTCTTGTCCCCATAATAAAGGGTATCACTTTTAAAGTCATCTATATATCTTGAGAAATCAAAAAATCTTTTATCTGCAACCATACTATTGTTTTTCTATTTCGTTCATTAATAATTTTCTTTGGTCTTCAGTCATAGAATAATTGTCCATTCTTTGTTTAACAACTAGTCCCTCTCCATCTCTTACTGCTTTCATCATAGCATCAAACTGACTGCTTGTTAGTTTTTTTTTACCACTATCAACCCTCTTTTTTGGTAGTTCTGTTTGTGCAATAGCATTTGCAACTTCGTGAGCTGAAGCCACACTTGCATCTATACCTATTCCAAAGTTAGCTAAAGCCCTACCCCAAGCTGATGTTTCACAAACCTCAACAAAAGATGTCTTGTTTATAAAGCTAGCACTCCTAACCTCATGTGCATGACCAGTAGCTATTGGTACGCCACCATGTACTATTGTAGCTTTAATAACACAATGTTCTTCTGTACATTGTATAATTTCTGTTACTAATGAATGTTCAGGATGATTCTCCCTAAAGTATTTAAGTCTTTGATGTTTATTGTTTTTAGTTTAGTCATAATTAATTAAATTAAATTGTTTTTACAAATATATTAAACTTTATTTACAATATGCCTATTGTAGCATATATTTTTTCTTAAAATTTATTAACAACCCATGTATTCTTTCCTTCTCTGCTTTTTCATTCATCCACAAGTCTTTATATCTGCCTATCTGTTTTTCTTGTTCGTTTATTTTGTCTTTCATAGATAGGTTTATGGACGCATCCATATCCTTGTCATTTACATACAATCCAAGCATATCCATAGCTTTGTTATAAAGATTTTTATATATCTCATCATATTGATAATCAGTATCGTGCATATTTCTTGAGTGAACGACACTTGCGTGATTTTTGTAACCCAAAATGTCTTTAATCATATAATTGGTGTAGTTAAAATTTCTCCATAATAGATTAACTAAAACCTGCCTTGCTACAACAACATTTGAGTGCCTTGTTGAGAATTTATTTCTTATTATTTTATCCTCATCAACATTGCAAACTTCAGATACTATTTTTACTATATTTTTTTCTATAATTTCCATAATTTTCAT